TACTACAAAAACTGGTGGTATTGGTTTTACTATCCACCTTCTATTTTTGGATGAGTTTGCTCATATTCCAGAAGGAATTAAACGTCCATTCTACGAGAACGTTTATCCTACACTTTCCTCATCTAAAATTTCTAGAATGATTATCACTTCAACTCCTAACGGATTTGATTTATTTCAAGAACTGTATCAAGGTGCTATTGATGGAGCTAATGAATATACTCCATTAAGAGTTGATTGGTGGGATGTTCCTGGAAGAGATGAAGCTTGGAAAGCTAGAGAAATAGGTAACTTAGGTTCAGAAGAAGCATTTAACCAACAATACGGTTGTCAATTCTTATCATCGTCTTCTTTATTACTTACATCCGAACAAATCAATAAGTTAGTAAAAGAAGAGAAGGAATTCGAATTCAGAGAAATAGATTCTTTAGATGATTTATGTATTGATTACTCTCAATTAAAATGGGATCCAGACTTTGACGTTGATGACATTGAAGATAAATCTAATTTCTTTGTTTGTACAATCGATTTAGCAGAAGGAATAGGTCGAGATTATACAATTTTAAATATTTTTAAAGTAGTTTCTTTACGAGAATTTGATATGGATGCATTAGTTGCACCTGGTCACGTTTCAGATTTCTTTGGTCTAGAGCAAATAGGTATTTTTCGATCAAATATTCATAATTTAGGAGAATTTTCAAAAATACTTTATTGCCTTTCGGTTAAATATTTTTATCAAGATAACTTACGTCTAATTATTGAATATAATACATACGGATCTACTCTAATCAAACATTTAACTACATTATATCCTGCAAGTAATGATTTTGATGAAGAGACTTTAGTAAAATATTCACATCGTTTAGGAAATAAAAATAAAGAATTTGGTGTTAGGATAAATAGAGAGAACAAGATGCTTTACTGTGAAAAGTTAAAGCAATGTGTTCAAAAAGGCCAATTGATTATTAAAGATCCTCGAACAATTTTAGAAGCTAAGATGTTTTCGAGAAATCCAAATGGTACATATTCAGCTCAAACTGGAAATGATGATTGTGTTATGACTTGTGTAACTGCTTCTTCATTTTTTGAAACCTTAGATTTTAATGAAATCATCGAAGAGTATTTTGATAATATTGACGAAGATTTACAAAATAAAATAGATTATATATTAGAAAATTCTGATCCTGGAGAAGAAGAAGATTTTTATAGTTCTATGTTTTAAATCAAATTTCATCTATCTGATGATATATAATAAAAAAATAATAGCAATATGGCACTATCACCATCATTACAACAATTCAAAAGTTCTGGTGTTTACCGACTTGAATTCGACAAGAGCCAAATCACTAACATCCCTTCTGAGACTATACGTCTTATTATCGGATTCTCTAAAAAAGGACCTTTTAATACACCAGTATTTGTACAGGATTCAGTATTTTTTAAATCTGTTTTCGGCGACATTGATACCGTATTAGAAAGAAAAGGTTCATATTTCCACAGAACGGTTTTAACCTGTTTGGATAGAGGACCAGTGATCGTTCTTAACTTACTTAGCTTAGATGATAATTTAGATACATCTAACTTCCAATCAATTTCAACTTGTTCTACTAACAACAATGCATTAGTTGATACAGCTCCAGTGTCTTCGTTCTTCAACAAAGATAAATTCTGGTTTACTGATTCTGCAGCTTTAGTACAATCAGCAAAAACTAACGGAAGTACTAATACTCAACGTTTAATGAATTTTGCAAACGTAGGTAGAAAACCTGTTTCTGTAATTACTAGAAAATCTGATACTCTTGGATTTGATGTAATTGCTAAAGATTGGTTCTCTGTAGGTCAAGTTCCATTCTTCTTGAATGAAAATGACTACATTTCTGATTATCTTATTGATGTAATTATAGTAGAAGGTGACTTCTCAAATTATACAACATTATCAATCGATCCAATTTTTGGTTCACATTTTACAAACACCGGACTTAAAAAATCTTATACTGACCAATATGGTTACGTGAGAGATGGTTTAACAGAATTCCTTTCTTTACCTCAAGTTAATGTACTTGGTGTTTATACTGGAGCTATGATTCCTGATTTCCAAGATAAAAACGGAAATAACATATACATCCAAGATTTAGTTAACCTTGAAACTTCAAGAACTGGAATTTTAATGGCTCTTAATCCAGATGCTTATGACGATCAACCTTACACTATTGCTGGAGAATCTAGATATATTTCTGGTGATTTAATTGATACAGTAGGTCACACTATTGAATCAGAACAACCAGGTGCTCTTAATTTCTTATCATATTATGGTGGAATTCAAGAAGATTTAACTTATAATAAAGTTAACGGAGCTACTGCAGTAACATACGGTTTATTAACTGTAGCTGGAACAACTGGAGTAACTGCTAATGCACTTTATTCTGCTTCATCTGCTATTCAAGGAGCTACTGGATATACTGCTAATGGAGCTACCGCATTCTATGATACAGTAACTATTTATGGACCAGCTGCTGCTGCTCCAGGTTCTTTAGTTACTGGATTTGCTAATGCTGCTTTATGGAATGAATTTATGGATTCTCTTGCAGTTAACAAAACTTTCATTGAAGGTTCTTCTAAAGTAACTGTTGGTCCTGCATCACCGGTTAATTATTTAGTGGTTAACAAGAAAGAATATAACGATGTTGATGATATTTTAACTCTTAAAGTTGGTTTAGTTGTTGGTGAAGGAGTAACTGGGCCTACTAGTACTTCTAATGGATTCTTATATGTTGGTGGTACTGCAGCTACTGCTGCTGGTGGAACTGCTGCTCTTAAAATAATTCGTTCGAACAAATGGGAATTTGTTGATTCTGGTGCATCTCCTAAAATTGTTTATGCTGGTCAAGATTCTTCTATTTATCAAGATAACCTTTCTGGTTTAATTACTGATGGAGATAGAATTAATATTTCAGCTACTGGAGCAACTGCATCATATCAATATGTTCAATTCGATAGATTCAGTACAAATGATTTAACTGGAGCTACATTTACTTCTCCGTTATCTAACTACCAACCAATATTAAGCAAAAAAGTTAATTATATTACTGTTTCTGCTTTTGAAGATGAAAATTTAGTAACAGGTGCTACATCAATTGGAGCTACTGGAGCTTTCCAATTCAAAACATTTACAGGAGACATTAACGAATCTCTTCTAATAGATACTACTAGAACAGGAACCGCTAATCCAACAAATGTTATTTGGTTTAATGATACCGCTACTGGTCCATTAGGACTTAACGGATTCACTGGACAAATTACTAAAGGTCAATATTTAGTACAAAACTTTGGTGCTACTGGAGCTCCTACTAAATTTAGACCAGATAATGGTAAATCTCGTTTGACTAGAATTATCTCAGTAGTTAAAATTACTGATCCAACTGATACTGCTAATTATGGTTATATCAAAGTAACTACTAACGATGCAATATTTATTTCTCCTTCTAATGAAGTTGAAAGATATGAAGATATTAGAAACTTCGTTCAATATTATAGATTCTCTGCTCTTAATGGTTATTCTTTAAGAGAAGCTCAAGTACCTAACGGTTCAGGAGACAGACAAAATCAAATCTTAGATGTAATGACTAATACAAACATTGCTCAAGGATTAACTGATAGAGAAACTATTACATTCCGTTATATCGTCGATTCATTCGAAGGATTAATTGAACCAGCTTCAAAAATTAGATTAACTAAGTTAGCTAAAAATCGTCAATCGGCTTTAGCTATCTTAAATATGCCATCTGTTAAACAATTTAAAGAAAGTACTAACCCATTATTTAGAATGGATTCAACTACTTCTTTTGATACTCAATATGTACCAACTGGAGGTAATTTAGCATCTAACCCATCTAATGTATTCTCTTTACCTGGTATTGCTGATGGAGCAAATTATGGTGCATTCTATGGTCCTAACTTAGTAATAAGAGAAAATGGCCATAACAATTCTGTTCCATGTTCTGCTCATGTATCTAACTTGTACATTGACAAATATAACTTAGCTCTTCCTTACTCAATAGTTGCTGGTCCTCGTAGAGGTGTTGTAACTGGAGCTGGATTAGTTGGAGTTGAATACGCATTCGATAGAGTTGACTTAGATTGGATCGAACCATTCGGTTATAACGCTATTGTTAATAAAAGAGGTTTTGGATTAACTATTAACGCTAACCAAACAGCTCAACAAACAGTTAAATCTGCACTTTCTCAAATTCACGTAAGAGAATTATTGATATACATTCAAGATGGTATCGAAGCTATTCTTAAAAATTACCGTTGGGAATTTAATACAGCTCAAAACAGATTAGAAATTAAAACTCTTGCAGATAATTTCTTATCTCAAATCCTTTCTGATGGAGGTCTTTACGATTTCAATAACATCATGGATTCGACTAATAATACAAACGAGATTATCGATAACAATATTGGTATTCTTGATACTTACATCGAACCAGTAAGAGGAATGGGTGTATTAGTTCATAGAACTACAATTCTTAGAACTGGTACTATCGCAACAGGTAACTACATTTAATATAAATTAAGCCGATCTAATCGGTCGGCTTATTTTTTATCATTACGTAGATAAATAACTAAATCTCAATTAAAAAATTGAAAATAAAAAAGAATATTAGAACATGCCAGGTTTACCACATTTTTTAAACGCAAAAGCTTCTACCAAATATTACGAACCATTTTACCAAAACTTGTTTGAAGTATCAATACTTCCTCCAAATACTGTTTCTGGTGGGTCTATCCTACTTGAACATGTAAATAAGATTTCTGGTCTTGTTCAAGATAGAGGTTCAGAAGTTATCGAACAAAAATACAAATTCGCAAAACGTTCTTATGCAAGCGGAACACCAACTGATACAATCAATGATTTAGAGGTTGAATTTTCACTTAACTTAAATGACGCTAACGAACTTTATGTATACAAAACTCTTCGTAATTGGCAGAGACTTATTTATAACCCTTTAACCGGTGAACAAGGTCTTAAGAAAGATTACGTAGGAACTATTATCGTTACTAATTATAACCGTAAAGGAGATATATTTTGGCAACGTACTTTCCATGATTGTTTCCCTACTGGTGATATGCCAGATTATGGTGGAGATTATTCAACCGGAGAAGCACAAGTGCTTTCCGTTAAATGGAGAAGTGACTGGTGGGAAGAAAACATCGTTTAATCTTACTAAAAGAATATATAAAGGACTCATTGAGTCCTTTTTTTATGTCGACTGCTAGGAATTTCAACATAAAATGTATGCAATAAAGTATACAGAAAAACAAATTTAAAACAACATGACAAAAGATCAAATTTTTGGAGTACTAAGACACACTATGACTGCTCTTGGTGGAATCTTAATCGCTAAAGGCTTAGTTGCCGATGGAGCTTGGGCTGAACTTACTGGTGCAGCTTTAACATTAACTGGAGTAATCTGGTCAATAGTTTCTAAGAAACAATAATTAATTTCGTTTTTAAATCAAAGAGTCTGGTGAAAATCAGACTCTTTTTGTTTTGAATAAATATTCTAAATAACTAATTTCAATGAATCGATTTCTATTAATTTTACTATTTTGTTTTACTTCATTTTCACAAATAAAACAATCATATACTATAGGAGGTAACCTAGTAGGAGGTAATTCAACTCAATATCAATTAAATACCGAATCAACAATTTCTAATGATTCTTCAATATGGAGTTGGACGATAAATCCTAATTTCATATATTCAGAATACGACAATGACGGTAACATGGAGGTCAAACAACGAGAATTTTTTACTACAGGTAATATTTCTCGACGATATGGAAAATGGAAATTAATATCTAATGTTGATGCAGAAAACAGTTATCAAAAACAAATCAAAATTCGAGGAGCTTTTGGAATCGGTATTGGATATGATATAATTAGAAAGGAATTTTTAAAATTTTCAGTTTCGGAGTTAGTAATGCCAGAAACTTACATATCTAATACCATAGGCAGAGATTTAAGTTCTATTCGATCTTCTACCAGAATTAAAATCGAATACGAAGGTAAATTAAATTTGTCATCAATAACATTTATTCAACC